CATGGTTTAAACATTTGAGTTTCCTTGGGTTAGTTTTTTAGTAGAAGCGAGCTCTTGGGATTTACATGGTTTAAACATTTGAATTTCCTGGTGTTGGATTTTTGGGCAGGCTAGAGCTTGGAAGTTATTTGATTTTCCTGGTTTTAGGTGGGTGAGATGAAGTTTCATTGAGTACCTCCTGTTGTTTGTAAGAATAAAAAGGGCTTTATGCCTTTTTTTTCGACTCTTCGGAGTTGTTTTTTTGGACTCACTTTTTTCATCGGGAGTGTGTTCTCTTTTGTACAATTTATAACTGTTAGCGCAGTTGTATCATCAAAGCTCGGATAGCTTCTGAGCCTTGCGTGTAGCCTGGCTGGAATGAGGATTGGTTCCCTTTTTCCAGCCTTCTTTTTTAGGGTCGCGCAACTTCTCCTTATAGTGAAAATATCTTTTAACGGAAACGCTTTTTTAATCATGGATGATTAGCTTCTTGTCCTCTTCTCTTACTAACGTCTCTATATCCACTTGACCTTCTGTTGCTTTTAAAATATTAATTGCAGTAACAAGATTAGCTGTGACCTTTTTACTTACTACGGCTCCTAAAGAGTGAGCTTGGATGCCTATTTTTTTAGCAAAGTCTTTCTTAAGAATTTTGTTTCTCCACAAATATTCATCTAGGTCCATGGGTCTCCTCTGGTTTGTTTGGTGTGTAGACTAGCTTTTTAGGGTATCTCAAATAATTTAAAAAGGCCAGTATGAATTTTGTGATGGATATATGTTGTGGTAAATTACACTATGGTGTATATTCTGAATGTATAAGACAAGGAACACTGGCGGAAGCCAAGTTGAGTCAGCTGATTAACCACCAGCATTTAGACTTTCGGAAGACCTTGCTTAAAGTAAACGCTACACGCTAGGAGAACCAATATGGAATATTACGCACCAGACTGGTGGTATGAACCAGATGTCGAACCTGAAACACCAGCCGACCACGGTTGGGTTCATGAAGATGATTTACCTGACTTAGAGCATTGCACTGCCATGCTTCAAAGCGTCATTAACTCTGTATATGAGACCGGTGACGTTGAGCTTTTAGAGGACTGCCTTGATGAGCTCGCATCTCAGTTAAATTGCAAAATGCCAGGTAACAATATTAAGCCTCTCTTGGGAAAGAAAGGAAGTGTACGAACAGACCGTATGCTTGACTCATGGGTACAACTTAACCACGAGTACAATGAAAGTCTGAGAAAACAAGCTACATGCTAAGGAGAACCAATATGACTGTAACACATGAAATTGTTGCTAAAGATAAAAAAGCAGACGTCTTAATGCAAGACATGCAAGACACTCAGAAGATGTGTCAAATGCTATTGCAATCCCCGCACTACAAAAAAATGGGTGCTGAGGGAATATTCGCAATAGTCGAAAAAGCTCGCTCAATTGGAGTGAGCCCTACTGCTGCCTTGAATGGTGGAATGTACTACGTGCAAGGTAAGGTTGAAATGAGCGCCTCTACCATGAATGAGCTTATTCGTGGAGGCACAAAGTACAAGCATAGCATTTCTAAAGACCGTAAAAGCGATGATACCATCTGCATTCTACACGGAAAGCGTGCTGATAATGGTGATACCTGGACTGAGTCTTTCTCTATTGAAGATGCCAAGAAAGCTGGTATCTATCGAAATCAATGGTTGAAATACCCAAGAGATATGCTATTCGCTAGAGCGTTGAGTCGCCTAGCACGTCAGCTTTTCCCTGATGTAATTCATGGATGCTATGTGTTCGGAGAAATCTCCGACGCTCCTTCTTTTGAAGAACCTCCAGCTACTATCGAGCCGGAAGAGGAGAGAGAAGTGGCAAAGCTTGCTGAAATTCCAACTTCTATTACAAACGAGGAGGCTGATGAGCTGGATAAGCTCATAGGTGATGATTCCAAATACCGCTCCTGCGTAATGAATTTCATTAAGAAGAACGCAAATGCTGAGAAATTAAGTGATATGCCTAGGATTATCTATGACAAGATACTTCCCGTGGCTACCAAGCTATATGAGAAAAGAACAGCTCAATCTTTAGAGTTCGTGTACGGAGAAGAAGAGCAAATGGTTATGGAGGCGTAATGGAAAAGACTGTTTTTACGCCTAAATATACCATGATGATGGTTCAAGAAATGGAGCGCCTTACCGGGCGCCCTATTACAATGAACCAACGCATCGAGCTACAACAACTGTTGCTGATGTGGTACTTCCAAGTCACAACCAAAGAGGAGAGAAACGCATGAACTACGAAGAGTTTGTTAAATCACGTAAGAATTTTCTAGGGGCTTCTGATGCTCCTGTTGTAATGGGTGTGTCTCCTTGGAGGACACCCTACCAATTATGGGAGGATAAGTTGGGTTTAGCCCCTGATGCTCCCGACAACTATGCTATGCAGCGCGGGCGTGAACTAGAGCCTGTAGCACGTGAAGCCTATATTCTAGAGACAGGAAATATAGTAGAACCAAAGATGGTGAACCATCCTAAGATTAATTACATGATGGCCAACTTCGATGGTATTACAGAGGACCTACAATGCGCTGTAGAGATAAAATGTCCTGGGGAAAAGGACCACCTACTAGCAAAAGAAGGTATTGTCCCTGAAAAATATTATCCACAGCTACAACATCAGCTTGCAGTAATTGGCGTTAATCAGTTACACTATTTTTCATACAGAGACGGAGATACGGCTTTAATCGAAGTAGGGCGCGACGAAAGCTATATAAAACGTCTTGTAGCTGAAGAACGTAAGTTCTGGAAATATGTTGAGAATCTTACTCCGCCACCATTGACGGACCGAGACTATCAGCAAAGAGATGACAACGCTTGGGCAAACACAGCTACCGAATGGGCAAAGGTATCTGCTGAGCTTGAGGCTGTCAAAGAGAGAGAAAAAGTTCTGCGAGAGACTCTCATACAACTAGCAGACAACAAGAATTCTATAGGGCAAGGAGTTCGTGTTCAGCGAGTTGTTAGAAAGGGTGTCGTAGATTACAAATCTATTCCTGAATTAGAGGGTATAGATGTAGAGAAGTACAGAAAAGAACCTATTGAAAGTTGGAGGCTTGCAGCATGTTAATGGCTTTCTTGGCAGGGGTTGTCATTTACCTAGTTTTTCATGTAAGCATCGCCTGTTCTGTAAAGAAGAAACGATGTGAATTGGAAGAGTGGTTTTAAGCATGAATGCATATCCGCATTTAGTTTGTTCTGATTGTGCTAACGAGGCTGGAGGGCAGATGCCTGAAGGCCATTTGGCAACATGGCATGTAGAGCTATGCCCTGTTTGTGGCGAAGTAAAGCCAGTGACTGAACCTAGAGATTTTGGTCGCCCTAAGTTGGAGGTAAAATATGAGTGCTGAGTATGCGCAAATGACTATTTGGGATGGTCCTCTAAAAGAGGAAAAGACCCTGTGGCTAGAAATGATTGACCTTAAGGAAAGGCAAAACAACCTACGTAGAGGTCTATTCGGGAGATATGACTTTATGAAGAAGGAACTTGCATCTTTAAGGGCAGAATTAGATGAATTGCGACGTATAAAGGTTCAAAGAGCTGATGAAAAGGTACAACATTATGACGATTTGCGAGCAGCCACTGGCTAGTTTTGCTATTGACTCTCAATGTGAAAATGCAATGAATAGGGCAATTCAATTGTATCGGGAATATTGTGAGCACATCCAAGATTGGTTTCCAATCGTAGAGATGAAAGAGAATGGAATCTGTTGTCTTGTTTTTAAAGGAGACTACGTTGACCAAGAAGTCATTGAAGAGTACTTAAGAACAAGGCCATTTACGGAGGAAAAGGATGGATTGGATTCAAGTAATCACTATAATCGCGTCTAACTTTGCTTTGTTCTTATGGGTCCGTTCCGAATCTAGAGCTGACAATAGAGAGTTAAGAGGCGAAATGAATAGCTTCAAGACTGAAATTAGAGGGTGGAAAGATGAAATAAATAAAGAAATGAAGGACTTCCACGGAAGACTTTGCTCCTTACAGGAAAGAAAGAGAACAGACCCATAGTAATTTTTCTATCAATTTGGTAGATATTGGTAATAAACGGTAATAATATGGACTCTTTTTCAAACCTGTTCACAGGAATTCAGATTATTTTTGATGTCATCATTCTTTGTATGGTGCTCACATCCCTCAGAAAGCGCCTTTAAAGCCGCTCTGTTGGTCTTTTGTTCAGTGTCTGAGGTATCATCGCCTGTACACTTAAAACAGCAGCACAGCACCCTTAAAAAGCGTGGACACCAATTACTACAATTACTATTGCATGTAATATTGACTCCTACATTGTTTGCCATCAGAATCTCCTTACAAAAGTTACACTGTAAATTTCTTCTTTTTCGTGTTTTTAAACTTTTTGTTTGCTCACATACACACATGTATGCTCGTTTACTTGAATATGACCGAAAATAAGAAAATAAAGTATAATTTTTATCATTTAAAAAACGGCTCCCGTTAAGGAGCCGCAAACCTAAAAAACATAAGGAATGTCTTACATGAAAACTGGATTATTCTTTGCTCGCAGGTGACAGGTCTAAATCCAACCCTGTCTTATTTTCAATCACTTGTTCGATAGATTCTTCTATTATATTATCGTCCTCTAATCCAACTTTGTGATTTAGATAAGTGCAACCACCTGTTATTGCTGATATTACCAAGAAACAGACAACTAACTTCATAATAACCTTTTTGTGTTTTGCTACAAACATTTTGAGTTTATTCATTTCAACCCACCTTGCCCATTTTTCTCTTTATCTTCTACATAAATGAATTGGTCAACTTTTTTTTCTGGGATAAATCCTTTTTTGTTGTAAGATAGAGAATATTTCGCAGGAGTGTTTATGAAAAGGTACCTTATTTTTTGTTTATTCATTATGACTTCCTCTGTATTTGCAGAGTGGCACTCCTGGGAAACCCCTCCTGAGCCAGGTCAAAAATACATGTATGTTATTCTCTTTCCATGTGAAAATATCGAGGACCGTCAATACCTGGTAATTACCGCATACAATCCAGACTTTCCTGAATTCCAATGGGAACATAACGGATGGTGGGACATAAACAACAAATCGCTTAATAGATGGCTAAATGAAGGCAGTCGATTGCTTTATAGCCCTAATGGCTTGATGAGAGATAACAAGTGGAAGTATATTCTCCAAAACGCATTTTAAGCGTATAAAGCTCCTGCGCACCAAGATGTGGCATTGCCTGCAGTTAAATTGACAGTCTTCGTAGAGCCAGATATTTGGCTCGTAAAGGTACAAGTGTCCCCTGCATCCATATCAGCTAAGCAGTAGTTGGTTAATCCTCCCCCTCCACCAGCACCAAACGTGCCAAATGGGTCATAGGTTGTCGTTCTCCAGCTTCTGTTTGAAGTAACAATAATCTGATTTCCAGAGGTATGACCAGAAGTAACATTGGTAAATCTTATGGCAAAGGAAAGCCAGTAAATCCCTGTAACTGGAGCAGTAAACGTCCCTGAAGTTACAAAGTCGCCACCTCTATCATATATTTCAGTTAAAGCGTTTCCGCTTCCAAAAGTGTAGACTGTTGCATCTCCAGTAACTCCTGTATCTGCTGTGCCCATATAGGCAGCAAATGAGGGTTGAAGCGGTAAGGTTCTTTCTCCAGCTGCTGACATAACAAATGTATCATTAGTGCCAAGAGCGCCGCCCTGAGATATTCTAAAAGAGTCATCAGTATCATCGACTCCTATTCTAAATTCATTGGTAGAGTTTATGTCAAACTGTATAAAACTATCGCCTGATGCTCCTGGGTCAATATTAACTTCGCCTGCATTTACAGCGCCAGTAGCCGTAGCTGATGTAATATTGATATTAGCGTCTAGGTTTACGGTCAGGTTATCTGAAGCACCGGCAGTGTTGATGTTAGTACCACCGAGGACGTTCAATACATTCGAGGAAGGTGTTGCAGTCCCCGAATCAGTTACATAGCTATTTGCTACGTCCCCGCTCGCAGATACTGTAACCGTTGAACCTGGTCCTTGTCCTGTTACGGCTACTCCTGTTCCCCCTAATACATTGATATTACCAGATGCATCGGGGTCCACTGCTGGAGCTCCATCATCTGTTGTCACTGTATCAATTCCTGGGGAGGATGCACCTGTAGCTAATTGAAGCCAGATGGCATTTCCGCTAGAGTCAAATCGAGCTAAATACCAAATATCCCCTTCTGAACCAGAACTTGGGTTTTTTCCAAGGAGCACTATTTGCCCAATAGGAAATTTTTTATCTGTAGTTCTCGGCTCTCTCGGAAAACATTTAATAGGAACAAAATCTTGATTGGGTCCTAAATAATCTGTTGGAATGAAACGGGATATACCTACGCTCATAATAAACCTCTATCTATTTTCGGCTGCTTTCTCTTCTATAATTCTTGCACTTCGATTCTTATAATCTGGTTGTGAGAATATTAGTTCAGCTAAAGCATCTTTATCAGTTGGAATAGAACCTGCTCTTTGTGCCAGCTTGGGTTCCCATTCTTTTTTCAACCTTTCCATACATTGCTCATATTTATGTTCAAAAATATATCTGGCTCTTCTTTCCATGTCTTCTTGAAAGAGTTCATTAGGGATGTCATTACAAATTACCTTTTTTTTCGTCTCATTTATTTCAAAGACATCTTTTCCACCTACTTGAATTTTCATTCTTTTTCTCCTTAATTTAACAAATTAACGTTCCTGAAACGCGTGTTTGACCTGTTCCTCCACCAATTACATCGGATGTGTCTGCCCCTACCCCGTTAAGTTTAAGTGTAAATGTAGCAGTATCTCCGGCATCCATATCAGCTATAACTGAAATATCAGCTACTAAAGACGTAGTGGTAGGAGGAACATCTCGTTGTTGATAACTTCTGTTACTTGTGACTATTGTTACAATCCAATCAGTTGCTCCAGAAGTTCCACTTAACCTATTAGCAAACTCTAAAAAGTATCTTCCTGTTACGGGTGCTGTAAAAGTTCCGGTAGTAACGAAATCGCTACCTTGGTCAAATATTTCAGTAAAAGCATTGCCACTTCCTACTGTAAAGGAGGTATTATTTCCAGTTACATTACTATCGGTTGCGCTTAATATTCCAAGAAATGCCGGCTGAGAAGGCCAATTTACTTCGCCATCCGTTGTCATTCTCATGTAATTTGCACCATTTAATGTGTTAGCATTTGTAATCACAAGAGCATCTGAGTCGTCATTGTCAATTCCCATAGAATATTCAAGAACTCCATCAACAGCGTATCTTAAATAAGGGTCGTCTGCTGACCCTCCACCTACGCCTAGACGTAAATTTAGTCCTGAACTTGCAGTATTACTACTGTTAGTTAACCTGTGACCAGTATTTCCTCCAGCATTTGTTCCTGCTGAGTTAATAAGTCCAGTAGAATCTGCAATAGTGACCACAGAATTCTGGATAATTTTTCCAGTCGTTCCGTCAAAACGAGCTATTGCATTGTTGGTTGATGAGGCCGGTCCTGTGACATCCCCATCCGCATTGTCTTGCCACGAGGGATTTGAACCCGCTCCGTTGCTCGTTAAAACTTGTCCCGATGTTCCTACGCTAGAAAGGGCTGCAACATCTTTTGCACCAGAATCCCCTACTATCACTCTATATTGCTGAAGGGTTGCCGAGGCTTCTACAACATCTCCTTGTGCGATTCCAGAATCTTTAATGAGTTTTCCTGTTACTCCATCAAAGGAAGCTAAATTTGAATCTGTGGCTGACCCCGGACCGACCACGTCTCCGTTGTTATCAGCATCTATCGTGATGGTACCAGTACCATTGGTTACCGTGATGCCAGTTCCAGCCGTGAGCGTCGATTTTGAAAGAGTATTTCCAGTGGTATTACCAATTAATAGTTGACCATTCGTATATGTGGTTTGTCCACTTCCGCCTTCATCTACGGCTAAAGGTGATTGTTGTTTATATCCCATTAGTTTACCTCATAGCTTGTGCCATTGAATACGACCATAACAGACTGATAATCTGTATTCATTGTGTAAGAAGTGCTGCCATCAACTGTAACTACCCCACCTACAGTGGTAACCGTAATATTGTTAGTAGCGGCATCTCCTCCCATATCTTTAATATAAACCATTCGACCGGCACTCGGCGCATCTTCCAATTCTATAGTTAGAACTCCGGATGATACATCGCAGCTTAGGTATTCATCGGTTGTGAGGACAGTGTATGGAGAGTCAGTATCATTAATTGATGTGATGGCAAGAGCTCCACCAGAATTAGCCGAAATTGTTATAGTACCTGCGCCATTAACAATAGTTACGTTAGCTCCGGCTGTCAAAGTGGCAGCAACTGGCGAAACGCCGGCGGTATCTCCTATCAGTAACTGTCCATCCGTTAACGGACCAACAAGTTCTACTGGGTTAGAGCCGTCCCCTACAAGAATTGCTCCATCTGTTAAGGAAGTTCGACCAGTGCCACCGTTATCTACTATAACGGGGTCATCTAAGTTGATTGTTACGGTGGAACCTGCTCCCGCTGTATTAATTCCTGTACCACCTGCAATCGTGATGACGCCGGCCATAGTAGGGTTAGCTGCACCAGAGTCAGTATCAAACTCAATTGAAGCTGTACCTCTTCCTGGTCCGAGTACTCTGTCGAGCTCTCCTGTAAATGGGTTTATCTTATATGGCATCTAATCCTCACGAATATGTATGGTTAACAACCGCACCAAATATAACCGTTCCATCTGCACTATAAGCGGTAAATGCGCTCGAGTCTATCCCTTGTAGTTCAAAGGTGGCACCAGCAATGTTTGCTACTGTATAAAGGTTTGAGCCATCAAAATTTACTTCTGTCATCCCGGTAACCCCCTGAATCACAATTTGGTCGCCATTTTGTAGGTCACCAATTGAAGAAACAGTCACTACAGCTGGGTTAGCCTGTGTAATCCCAGTGATTGTAAGGTCTGAATCAGCATTCCAGATGAACTCATAGTTGGTAGAAGCATTCCCCTCGCTATTTTCCGGCCACTCCACCCTTGTAGGGGAAGAATTAGCATCCCAGGTGATTTTACGGATTTGCCACTTAGGTTGGCTGAGAGAAGTGCCCGCTTTAGCCCTTCCAAGAAAAACAGGATTACCATTAGTGTCATTAATAGCTGCTAATGCTACCTCTGAGTCCTGGACTATAAACTCGCGTCTATCTGCCTCACCATATCTAAATGGTCTATTTATTGGTCCACTACTTGCTGTCATCCTGTAACCTCCCTTGAGTCAACTAGGTAATAGTCAATGTTTGCACTGACCTTAACTCCACCCGCAGAGGATAAGGCTGTTATTGTTATATCGCTTTTTGGAGGAAGTAAAATGGGAAGAATGTTAGAAAAGCTAACCGTACTTTCAAAAAAGTTCAGCAAACGCTTCGTTTGAAATACTTCTCCGAATGGTCTAACTTTAAACCTAATTTCGCAATCATCTGACTTTGCGCATCCAATTTCTGAATGGGTAATAATTCCATACCGATTAGCAGGGATAGAAAAATTAATCTTCAGAGTTTGGTTGTCAGTTGCATTAATCTGAGAATGGACTGTCGCTGCTGTGCTTGCAGTAGCTGTAATAACTCCAACATTACTGCCTGTTGCACCAGCGGCAATGACTACCATTCTTAAAACTCTAATAAATGCTTGTGTTGTTGTTACATCAGTTTGCCCATTCAACGTTACCGTTTCCTGCACGGGGAGCCAATTATTATCTAATCCATAGATAATTAATTGCTGAGCCCCCGTTCCGGCTGGGTCTCCATCATCATTTGTGCTTGTAGAAACAATGTCCATCGTTTCTGCTGATGAAAGATATGATTCTATTCCTCCAACATTCCAAATCTCCTCTTGGCTCGTTCCCACTGCATTATTGTAGCCAAACTTATTATTGGCAGAATATCTAGGGAATTGCCCAAGTGTAACTCGGTCTTCGAAAGGAATAGGAGCATAGGCATCATTACCACTTTTTTGATATGCCATATATTCTCCTTAATTTATTTATTTTCCAGTTCATTACAGAGCTACAACTTGGTAAAATATTCTTGCAGTAACTGTGGAATCATTGGAGGCATTACCAGTGATGTTACTACCAATGTTATCCAGTACTAATGCTTGGTTTTCTGCTGATGCTGCTGCAACGATTGCATCCGCTTTAGGGATAGCATTAGTCATCGTATCAGCTGATTGGTCAATCCAACCTGTAGTTTCAATTGCTGCTGATACTGCGGCTCCTGAATCATCAGTATATTTAACCTGTAGATTGTCACCAGACTCAGCAAAAACTTCTGAACCGTAGTTTAATTTAAACTGTGCTCCCATGAACAATACAGCATTACCAGCTCCTTGAGCGGCGACTAACTCAATCTGAGTTGTAGCTAATGCCTTGATTTCAGCTGCTGTAAGAGTTACATCCGCATATTGCATCGCACTCGTTGAGGCATCTTGGCTAATGGTTAATGTGTTAGCTGTAGCTGAAGTTGTAAGACCTGAACCACCTGCAAATGTAATTACTCCTGCGGCAGTTGGTGTAGCACTTCCACTATCTGAAGTTGCTGTATCCATTCCGATACCGCCTCCAGCTAGCTGAACGACCCCATCTACTACGCTAAATTGAGATGCATTGAACTGTACATCACCTTGTCTTTGTGTGCTTCCGGAGATACGTCCGGTATAAGCTAATGGATTTCTATCTGACATTTTATTTCTCCTTGGTTAACCAAACTTTATTGTTGTTCTTCAATCTCTTCTTCCGAAAAATCCACGGTATCAAAAGGAGATTCTTGAAAACTTTTATTTAATCCATCATCTAACATTTTAATGTTTCTAGTAAAACCTGCTTTATTTTGTTTTAAAGAGGCATTAACTGTATTCATATAATAGCGTCTTAATGCTGGACTTTGTGCAATTCTTTTCATTACTTCTGCTGAATAAGCTGTGGCTGCTGCTCCTCCTAATCCACCCATTGTCGTGAGTGCTGCTGGCGCACCTAGCAATCCACCTTCAACTCCTAATGCAGTAGCTGCATAGGCGTAGTCTTTGGGTTTTATGTTCTTTTTAACCCAATTTCCTACTTTTCTTGACAGCTCCGTGGCAGCATAAGCTTGATTTGCATCTTTCCATTTGGATAAAAATTCTGCATTTTGAGAGCCATATTCTTTTGTTGCATCGTGTAGAGCTTCTCTAATGTCAAAAAGCTTGTTTTGGCTTCTAACTAATTCTTTTCCACTAAAGATTACTTCGTTTGTGTCTTTGGTAAGCTCTAAAAGCTCATCAACGGTAATTTCTCCGCCTTGTACTTTGTTTCTTATAGCGTCTATTTTCTGAAAAGCTTCCTTTTTGCTTGCAGCTGAAGGGTCTCCTTTACGCAATTGAGCTTCTATTTTTTTTAGTTTAGACTCCAAACCTGAAGAAGCCACTCTAGCTCCTTCTGGTACTTCGCTGCGCATATCAGTATAAAGTTCATTAATGTACTTTTTCACTCCACCTTTGTTTCGGCCGACCATACCAGTAGCAAATAGTAACCCAAGCTTTGTATAATTTTTTGCATCTTCACCCAAAAATTCTCCTGCAATTTCTCCTCCTGTATTAGCTACTAGCGAAGAACCTAAAGCTCTTGCAAAAGGTATTTTTCCTTTTACAGGAATAGCTAGTGCTGCGAAGTCTTGTGCAACATCATCAGCAAAGGCCTCCCACTTATTTTGTGGCTCTAAGTAATCTCCAGTATATTTACGTGTAACACCTTCTCTTAGCTCTGAAGAAGTAGGAAGGGCTTCCGTTAGTCGTCCTAGTAAATCCCAATCAGAAGGTTTCATTTGCTCTTCAATGAAAGATTTTTCTTCGTCTGTTAAAGGTTCCTTTCCAAGTAAACCTCGCGCTTTGTCTCCTAACCAGTCACCAGCAAATTTTGTTACTTCTCTTACATCTCCTGGAAGTCCCAGCAATGTTTCTCCAACTCTTGCTGCTGTTCGTCCTGTATGTCTACGACCTTCCTCTCCAACCATAAAAGGCCCAAATAGTCCGATATCGGCTGCTCCTTCAAATGCTCTACGCGCAAATCCCTTTTCTTCTTGTGGCTTTGGTTGGCCTTGAGGTCTTTGATTTTTGATATAATCGTCAAAGTACTCAATTCCAAATTCCTCTACATCTTCATCAGGGATTCCGTTTACTGGGTTTGTCATAATGGTTCATACCCCTTGTTTTTAGCTTTATCAAGCTGGTCGGTCCAGATGTATACTATTTTTCCATCTGGAGAACGAGCCGGCATTTTTCCCTCTGGAGCTGCTTGTCTAGCTTCATAAACCTGTTGAGTTTGTAAGGAATCCTTATACGCTTTTCTTACAACTTCTTCGTCTTTATCTCTTAATTGTTCTGCTATTGTCTCTACTTGCTGAGTATCTAAATTCTTAAGTTTATATTTGTCATATACCGCCTTGCGACTATCGTAATACAGCTTATTTAGTGCAGCCACCTGTTGCATTTGGGCTAATATTAACCGTCTTCCTTCTTCGGTGTTCGCTAAAGTTGGCAGTCTTCTCATGAAAGTGCCAAGTTCAAAGTTGGTAACACGCGCTCCATACGTGTCTTTAGCTTTAGTAGTAAAATCGTTTACCATTTTAACGAAAGCTTGGGTCTCTTCATTTGCTAATTTCGGAAATCTTATGTCGCCTGTTGACCAATTGATATTTAGGTTTTGAAGTCCCGTAGGTAGTTTACCGCTATTATTCAGTGTTTCCATTTGAGAAAGGCGCATCATTTCATCGTCGAAACCTCTAACTTTACCAATTGTCTCTTGATAGTCCTTTGAATTATTGCTGAGGTTAAACTTCTGCATATCTGCTTGTTCTTTTCTACTCATTCCCTGAAAAGAATCCAGTTTTGGCCACTCAAACACTTCTTTTTCTTCTTCTACTGAAGAAATATCGCCAGCTCTATCAGTTGAAATCATGTCTGTTTGCTCAACGATTTCTCCACCAAGATTTTTAAAGTCCTGGGGTTCACCCTGAGGACCTCGTTGACCCATGCTTAAATCGCCTCTTTCTAATCTGTCAAAGAAACGGTTTGCATATTGTGTCTTTCCGCCCGTAGTAAGCTTTCCATAAAGCTGGGCTTCTCTACGTGCCTGGTCATCGTCTACTCCAAAGCTAGTTAGAAGAGTAACAAGTTCATCTTCCTGGTCGATTCCGAGTCCTGCTGATTTTGTGGGCTCTCTAAGAGCTTTTTGTAGTGAGGACATGTTTTGGGCCATCTCAATCGGTAATCCTTGATTTATGGCGTCAGAATAAGCTCGAACAAAGTCCATAGAGGAAGGATTTTCGCCTAATTGGCCTAAAGTACTCTGAAGGATAGTTCCGTATTCCTTAGCTTGGGTACTTTTTCTTTCTCTATCTTCTTGCTTTAATCGCTCTTCTCTTTCTCTTTGAGCATTTGTGGAGATAGCTTGAGCAAAGGCTGAGCCAGCTTGGCTTATACCTTGGCTAAGACCAGCGTCTCTGTCGTAAACGATTGCACTTGGCATTATTTCTTCTCCAGTTGTACGATTTTATCGTCTAACTCCTGAATTGCGTTTATCATAACGCTCATCAGCGCATAGAGGTCCACATGCAAGATGCCGTCTTTCTGTGCTGTTAACTCTTGTGGGAGGTTTTCAGCAATGAGACCTATCTTATTCTTTTGTCCACCTACTTCTTCTATATAGTCATACTGTTTTACTTTAAATTTCTTTAGGTCTTTTAGGCCTAATTTTTTAAAGTCTTTGATGTTCTCTTTGACCTTTTCAGAGCTCATCATTGCTGCGGCACCTATATTACCACCTGCTCCGATTAGAGGTCCAAGGATTCCTTGACCTTGTGAAACGAGTGGCTGGAAGGTTTGCTGACCCGCTAATCCTCCTAGGCCGGAAAGAGCGCTTAGTTGGTTTGCCTGCTGTTGATTGAAGAATTGTCCATACTGGGCTCCTAGTCCTGTTGTGAGGTCTTGAGCACTTTGAGACAAAGCTTGATTTAAAGCTGAACTTGAACCTGCATTAGCATCCACAAAACGTTGTTGAATGGCTGGTAAAACCTGTCGCTCATATTGCATCATCGCAGGGTCTACAACCGCTTTATTAAAAACATCCTCGTATTGCTCGGCGCTATACGGCTGCAGGAATTGGCTGTATGCATTCCCTGCTTGCTGTCCCAGTCCTGGACTCCCGAGAATCCCTCCTAGGAACTGTTGTTGCTCCGGCGTTAGCAACGATATATTTTTCTCGTGGCTTGCTCCGCCCAATAAGGTCTTGCCCATCTTCTTCCTCCGTAAATTCCATTAAAACACTTTTTGACCTTCTAAAACCATGTCTTTCTGAGTGTTTTGGATAATTAGTTACCCAATAAACTTTGTTTAATTTAGCCTTCCTTCTAATTTCTTTTATAAAATTAGAGAGTTTTTCAACAGCCTTTCCTTTAATCCAATAATCTTTATCCATACTAAAAGTATGAATACAGATATCTTTACTAAGAGAATCTATTGTAAACCAAACAAAACCTTTTGTTATATTTTCATCATTAGCTAAAACATATAAATGATTCAGTGGATTTAAACTTGGTCCTTCTTTAGTCATTCTTAAGCAAGATTGCTCTTGATAAGCATAGAAGTCTTTAACCGTGTAATCTCTATCTCTTACTTGTTCAACTAAGTAATTTGGAATGTGTACAGGAGTGAAAACCCTCACCCATCTCAAATTGTTTATTTTATCATGCTCTTTCATCTGCTTGTCCTATGTATCTCAAATGCCCAATGAGTTGGCCACTCGCAACAACAGCTTGGTTAGCGGTAGTAAATCCACTACCTACATTCCAGAATTCGCCTCTATAGGTGTTAGAAATGCCGTTAACGACAATTCCTGTACCTCCTGTATAGGTAAGCGCTGAAGATTGAACGACCCCCACAAATGGTTTTTGGTTGCTTACTGCAACTTTATATGGGAGTTCTACATAAAGGTTTCCTGCTGCACTTCCAGCAGAAGACCAGGCGACGTCAAACCAGACGTCTGTTATTAATCCTTGTCTCAAAGACCATCCAGCCTGGTGGGTATATGTAAATGTTCCTGCCGTGCTGGTGCCTTTCAAAATAGGAGTCCATTGGAGTCTACCTTGGCCATAATCGGCTCTGATATCTCCGTTTACACCTTGAGCTAGTTGCTCATACATTTGCTGTAATGAGAAGTTCAGCTCACGTAGATATTTTTCTAAGTCTTTCGGCTCTCCACTAAGTATTTGTTCTGTGTGAAGAGGAAGAATAATATTGGAAGGAATACTCAATTGATGGTCCTCCTTCCTCGTGGTCTAAAGTAAGGCTTAAATCCTTCAATTTTTAACGGAGTATTGGTGCCTACGCTTGTAATGCGGACTCTGTGTTGGAATCCAATTCCTCCAGCTAAAATGCGTTTCCAGGATTTGGTTCTATAGAATTCCTTTCTAACGACTTGTCCGCCCGTAGTGTAAGCATTAAAACCAGTCGAATCTATTCCATCTAATGTGAAGTTGTTTCCATCTACCACAGTAATAGTGTACCCACCATCTATAGAGGTCATTCCTTTGACACCGTAGATATAGATGATGTCGCCTGTGCTTAATCCGTGCTTATTGGCTGTGACTTGTGCAGGATTGGCTTGAGTAATGTTTCCAATTTCTGCAACAAAATCTAAGGGAGGAAGGATGTCACTTTGTCGTGTGGCATAGGGTGTCACTTCTGTGTCTTTATAGAATTCAACAGTGATTTGAGTGTTTTTTTCTACGTCTACATAGAGGTCTAGGTAATTTAGCTGAGCTTCTTTACCTTCCTGTTGATAAGGATTCCAAGCATTAGTATAAAGATTGCATGAAATATCTGAGCCATCGTCACTCCCTTCAGTTTGAAGAACATAAATGATTCCATCAATGGAGCCTCCTAAAAATGCCTCTTGGTTTTCTTGCCAAAAATATGACTGCAAAGTTTCGTCATTGAGGTCGACTAGGTTAATGTCTAAATCATTAGCCGCTATGAAGTCATTTAGTCCATAATCTTCTGCAAAGTTCCCGTAACCTAGACAGTTGAACGCTATTTCATATTCCGAATAAGCTGCATCATCTTCATCGTAAATTAATGCTTTAGAGTTTTCTGTATCTTCATTATTGGCATATAAAGTCCACCAACGCTTATTGTCATAATTTCGTGCACAATAGACCTTTTGAAACTCATCTACATTAACTTCATCAGAAGTGAAATCTTGGATTCTATTGTCAATTCGTCTAGTTTCAACGCCGTCAGTGGCTGTAATACCTCGTACTCCGAGTGCCACGACGTATCGGTCATATTGCACTGTAGCCATTCTTCCATCACAAGCACGGAAGTCATTAATCCTGTCCCATCGAAATGGTAGCGCTGGGTCAGGCACTGGACGGAGCGTCCAAACGGAATTTGTGAAAAATACAATGATAACATCTTGTAAAGCTCTAGCTGAAATTATTTGTTCCCCGGTTGGAGCATCTACAAATCCGCCCCCTCCCGCTACTGTATCATCCCAATTTGAAGGCCCTTGTGCTTGACACCATCTTGCTCGTTGAGGAAAGTTTGTAGTTTGTGCAGTACCCGTATCGTGTTCAAATGTATTTAAAACGACTAGTCTTTGTTTGATAGCAAAGATTAATTTCGCCCCATAGAGAATTCGTGTACCTCCTAATGAAGGTCTAAATCCAAAAGTACTTACCGTAGAGGAGCTCATATCATAGTAGCGAATTCCGTCTAGATTAGTTCCATCAAAGGCCTTACCATTAGTAAAATACAGTCTATTACTAGACCCGCTATGCTGCCAATTCTCAGCCCAAATGTAATCATATTGTCCCCCTGACATGATATCTCCCGCATCTAACGGGTTAAACCTGTCGTTTGTTCCATCGTATACGGCGGCGTTTGTCGTATCAAATGCCAGAGTCTCTTTAGAACCATCAGGAGAAAAGAACCGATAAATTCCCATGATTCGATTTTCAGGGACTAGGCCCGCTGTTCCTCCTGATGAATAAGCTGTAAAACCTGTTGAATCTACTCCGGAGAGCTCAAAAGAAGTCGCACTGGCGTTGGCAACTGTGTAAGTGTTTCCATTTACCTCTGTCATTCCTGCTACATTAGTAATGATTATTGTATCGCCATTCGTAAAATTATTAGAGCAGGTCACTACAGCTGGGTTTGCTTGAGAAATCGCCGTGATTGTCGCCGGATATACCGAGATTGAGCCTCCTGCTAAATAGGCAGTAAATGCAGTACTGTCAATGCCTGAGAGTTCTAATGTGTTGGCTGTTACGTTTGCCGCTGTGTAGGTATTTCCGTTAAGCTCTGTCATTCCCTGTACGTTGGAAATGAGAACTTGCTGGCCATTAGCTATACCGTGTGAAGTAGATGTAATTACACAAGGATTAGCTTGAGTTGCAGCTGTTATAGTAGTACCAGGATTTGATACCATGTACCCAAATTTTCGATAGCCACTACGCTTTTCTATAAATCCATGTCTAACATGGAAATTATTAAGCTCTCTGAATGAATCAGGAGGGGCCATCCACGGAGAGATATCCGTGTCTATACCTGTCTTAAATGGAGCGATTAAGATAGGTTGGGTCATTAAAATCCTCCTACTACGTGGCAAAAGCCTCCGCAATCGCGTCTTGTTCCGCTATCATTCACTATAGAGACAGTAAAAGTAGTTGTATTGAGCACATTTACTTTCGCACAGCGAGAGTTACCTTCATCAAATGCGCAAGCTACAGGGACGTATTGCGTATTTGTTCTAGCTGTTGTCAATGCTACGTTGTAGAATCCTGTACTTATTTTAGAAACTGTACAGCCAAAAGCTGCTAATTGACTCCCAGCGCTGTTCCACCTTACATAGGCAGTAACGATGTTGTTAATGCCATAGTTCACTGTTCCAGAGCCAAATCTCACAGTATTCATCTTGAAATTTGTTGAAGGACCACCAATACGGCCTCCTTCAGTAAATTGCATGATATTTCCTGAACCATCTTTGTTATAGGTTTCAGGATTACCAGCACCGTCGTCTTTTACGTAGAATATTGAGGTATCTGCTATCGTTGCTGGGTCATTAGAAGCCGCTAAAGGCGTTCTGTTCTGTAAATTTATGGCTTGAGGCCTAAAAGTACTGTCACCCTCTTCAATAGCAACCCAATTTGGCCGAATGACAACACCAAGATTACGAATCTTAGTTGTATCTGTTGGCTGTGTTTTATCGAATGCCATTTTTACTTCCTCGTTAGCTTTCTAATGTCGAAAATTCCCTCATCTTCTGGAAATTCCTTCATATATTTCCTGGCATAGTATGGAAAATGGTTGTGATTAATCTTCCATGGGCTGCCTTTTGCCCTTACTCCTGTCTCCCATCGAAGGATATGCAAGATGAAATGGGCTCCAATCTTTTTATATCCTTTTCGGGCTGCATCTTTTGTCTTTTCAACGAAACATTCCCATATATCTGGGTTCTGTTCGTCATATTCTCTAAAATCTCTCCAAGCTTTTGTCTCAGTTTCACTACCTGGTTCAGGAGGCGGAAAGAAGTAACCCACTCCTTCAGCATCAAAATAAACCATACATCCTCAAAAATTTGGTGCTGCCCTAGTATTTAAAAGATTTTGGTTAGTTCTTTTAAGCACGTATGCAAGCTGCTCTTTATAAAGTGCCGTTACCTCGGCATACCCATCCATTTCACCTAAATCGGCTAGCATATCTCTTGATGCTCCATAGGCAATACACGGTCCCCACTCAATCAATTCGGGGGTATCTGTTGCGTTAACCAAGGCGCTGACTATTGAGTAGGCTTTAACCTTAAATCTATAGGCAGTGTTTGGCGGCGGATAAAACTGAAATTGATTGTTGTATAAAAGTACCGCTGTGGGTCTTCCTGCTTTGAAGATTTCGTATGACAGGTAAATGTTTTGTCCATTAGCAGGAGCGGTTGCAAATGTAACCGTCAAGCTTCCTGTACTGTAGTTAAGTATCAATGAACCGCCAAGAGAACCAGCAATGATAACATTTGCTGTAGTCCAATCCTGGTTTGTATCTTCAAAAACTTCTGTGTCGTCTGTGATAACGGTAGTTCCTGGCATTATTGGAAAGCCAGTTACTGTTGTACTAAACACAGTAGTAGAACCGTCTCCCGTCCAAGGCGTTTGACGGCTTATATTTTGTGGATTTTGCTCTAAGAAAGGCGCTGGGTCCTGGTACCAAAGCAAGTTTAAATTGTCCATGTAAGCAGGAGGCTCTACGTTTGTATAGAGCGTATTAGGAAAATCGTAAAAGGCTTGATTAGCTGAAGTTAAAAACTCGTAATAATCATGTTTCTTTTCGAGCTTTAGTTCTGCTGGAAAAGTATATTGATAATATTGGTTAATATATTCATCTAATCTATTATTACTAATTTCTCCAGGCGTTAACCTACCTGTTACCTGTCTTACCTTTTGACGTATGTCTGCTAGGGTCCATGTAGCCATCGATTACCTCAATTAAATGATTGACTCATTCTGAAACGTGGCTTTACTCCCACTTTTTTCTTTGACATTCTTCCAGTTCCATCAGGTCTCCAATCCCAGATTGGTGTCCCTTTCGATTCCAGATGGCGGGCAATGAATCTTGGTAATCTGTACTTTTCTCCATGGTATAACGTAAACGTATGCTGATGACGTGTATCCCCATAAGGAAAGCGATGTGATAACCCAGGCTCTTCAAGGTTGTAAAATTCAAATTCACAGACCTCACGAAGATACTTTTCTTCTTTTTCATTGGAAGGTTGATTTCCAACAATTGGAAGTTTAGCAATTCTTTCTTCGGGAACCTCTTTATGTCTTAGTACGCTCATATCTATTCTCCTGTTAATAAAAGGGCGGGGACACAATGTCCCCTCCCTCTAGTCGTTAAACTACTGGCTCTTCGCCGTAGACAATCGCAACCATAGAAGCAGAGTTTGCTCCTACAGCAGATGTACCAAGAGTTAGGCCACGGATGGCTTTGTTCTCGATAGGTACTGCGTCGCCGTTTGTGTCAGAAACTCTTGTCACAGTTCCTCCAGATACATAAACGCTGTAAGCGCTTGTGTTTTCTACTAGAGTGATTGTGGTTGAAGTAACGGACGCAATAGTGAATTGACCGTTAAGGCTATTAGCCGCAGAACCATCGTCTGCTAGCTCAGCAACCTTAATAGTGTCGCCAGCTGCAAAACCAAATGTAGCTGTGTCATTCACAGTGATTACACCTGGGTTTGCGTTAGTGAAACCGCTGATAGTTGCGCCAAATGCCGCATCTTGTGACAACGGAGTCACACCATTAGTAGTGGTATATGCAAGAGTTCCGAGAACGAAAATCGATGCATCAGCCATGTTGGCTGTCCACTCAAAACGATTTGGAGTAGTTAAATCCCAAATCTCGACCTTAGCCGCTGTAAACCCAACATCAAGGTTTCTAGCAACGGCTGGATTCGGATTTGTCCATGCAAATCTTTTTACTTGTGCCATTGTGATTCCTCCTTATGAATGGGTAGCTTCTAAGTTCAACATGAAAGCATCGTTCAAGATTCGAGCTACGAAAGGATGCTGCCAGCCTACTGAACCACGTTGATGTAACGGGTCAGCAGCTCCAGCAGAACCTAGAGGCTCGATATAGAACTCGCCGCTTTCACTACCAAGGTGAACTACAGCGTATGCTTCTTTACCAACGATGAAGTTGTTGTAAACTGCTGGAGATGCGCTAGATACGCTTCCAACAGATGTGTACAACCATCTTACGTTTGAGGTTGAACCCCATTCGTTGTCTAGAACTCGTTGGTTGTTTGGATAGTTAGCGGACGACAAGAAATTACTTACACCTTCTAAATCGTCAAGTAAATCTGTGTCTAAATATCCGAAAAAAGCCGGGCGCACGGGTGCTGTGCCAAACGCATCACGTCCCGATATCACTTCAGAAATCATCTCTGCATCGTTTCCGAGAAGAGTTTTGATTGCTGCGTCGATATCTGCTTTTGTAAGCTCAGTAGGTGTGTTCCCGTTAACACCATTAGCACACTGTAGAACAGAGCTAGTTGATGCAAGAACGTCTCTAGTAACTTCGTCCATTGTCTGAGCCAAGTTCTGAGCAAGTAGACGAGCAGATTCGTTAAGAACTCTGTCTTCTACTGTTAGCTCTACTTGGTTTGTGATGGTCACAAAGTTACCGTAGAAATCTACGCGAGCTTTAATGTCAGTAGCTGAAAGTGGCGCTCCTGGAGGAGTGATGCCGTCTACTAACGGAATAGGTACTGTGTCTAAACGTGAATACCTACGAAATACAATGGTGTCGCCCATCTTTTCAGGGAGTACTCTCTTCTGAGCAAATCTTGTATGAATTAGCGCTGGATACGCAGTCATCAACAAAAGTCTGTCATAGTACTCCCGAACAGCTGGAGGTAACACCGCAACAGTGGTTATTGCCATTGTTTATTCTCCTTTAAAATGCTCCGATGTTACGGTTGACCGTTGCCTTGAATTCGTCGTCACTCATGTCTTTGTATCGCCTAGCGTTGTTGATGGCTGAGTTGCTGCCTACACTGGAAAGTGAACCCGCTTGCTGCGAGTTTTGAACTATGCGTTCCGCATCAGCATTCTTTGTTGCCTTCTTTGTTTCTGACTTATATGCGTCAGAATTTTTCGCTAAGAAATACGCAAGCTCAAAGTCCTGCGAATCCTGCAATGTCTTCCGTAACCCCGGATTGTGTTTCAATACGTCGGGTAAATACTTGGTAACTACGTCCTGGTAATCTGGGTGCTTTTGCACCATCTTTAACTCTTGGATGCTCATATTGGTCTGTGCGCTCATCTTCTGGAGATACTTCTTAGCTTCTCCGACAGTTAGAACGTCATCGTCCGATAACCCATCCATCTCGTCCTGCTGAGGTTGTTGCCTCTGCTGGTTTTGTTGAGATTGCATCAAGGCAATGTGGTCTTTAATTACCCGTAGTTCCTCTTGTAGACCCTGTCGTTGTGCTCGCTCAGCTTCTAGAGCTTTCAAAGGCACATGCCCTTGAGACCCTTGGCCTCCTTGAGATTCAGACTGCACATTGTCTACCTGAGCGGCGGCCTCAGAATTTTGTTCGCCCGAAACAGTTACTTCTTCGCTCATAGCGTGTAGCTCCTTACTATGTTTTACGCCCGATTTGGCCCCTGCAAGCAGGTTGGTTCGGCCAATGTCGGCGGCACTATTGTGTTACGTAAGCTCCCGGTATAGACGTAGTTTCTGTGACTACTTCCTCCGTGGGCTTAGCCCCCAAGCCTTGTAGGGCATCAAAGTCAAAAGGCCGTTGTGGCATGTTGACCTCCCATTGGATTTGTCCAGTGGAATTGTTTACTTCACCAACAATCATCCCCACTTGTGGAGCTGGTTTGGTAAAGTAAGGCTTGATGTGTTTCATCAAAGTGGGCTTGCCTTCTACGCTAACTTTGGCTGGCTTTGCGAAAACAACAATCCAATACGGGTCAGTCTTGGCTTTATTGGCCTCGACAATTTGTTGAATCAATTTATTGTCAGCTTCAATGATTGCGTCGCGGGTCTCCCCAGTCTCTTGAGTCATCACTTCTCCTTAATATTTGTAATCAAAGGCTTGTCTTGGATACCCAAGATTGCCTGATTTAAAAGGCTTTACTTCTGAAAACCCTTCCCCACAAGGCACGTCAATCTTTTTTGGAGATTTTTCGTGTCCCATGACTTTCTTATCCATACCCTTAGGCATGTACCGTTCGTTTTTCATCTTCGCGTCTGCTTTTGACATCCCACGAGACTCATCTCTTCGAGACTTGTAAGATTGAGACTTAGAGCTCTCTTTCCCACGTCTCATTCCGAGACTCTCATCTAAACGGTCGTTATATCCCTGTTTCTTCACCGGATACCTCCACGTTGGTTTGTTCTAGTTCCATACCTGGCTGTCCAGGCATAGGTTGTTGCTGCATAGGAGAGGACATTCTTTCTCCTTCCGCAGAAATCATTACGTCGTCTGCTTTTACCTCTTTCTCTTTCTGAGCATTCGTTTCTTCCATTAGACGTATGATTGAGAGGTATTTAAGTAGACGGTCGTCGTCCATTGAATGAAGCTCCTTCATCGCTTTTACGCGGCTAAGAGTTGCATCAGAGCGGTCTTGTACTGCTTTGGATGCTCTTTCATCCTCAAGACCCATGTTGGCGACGGCTCTTGTAAATCTTTCCTTGGACAAAGCAACGTCTGATATAGCTTTTGCTTGAGCCATTTGTCTCTGGGAGTCGACAAGCTGCTCTTGTAGTTGTGACTGCTGTTGAGATTGTTTCGCTTGCGCTTTCTCCATAGCTGCCAGTTCTTTGATATATTCTGTTTTGCCTTGAATAGGAGCGGCTTTTGCCAGCATTTCTCCAGTGACAGGAGCTCCAAGCTGCTTGAGGTCCACAAGTTGACGGAAGTACATCTGCTTTTGAGTATCGGTAAGCATTCCCTCCGTCACGCTAACGTCATACTTTGTAAAGTCTCTGTTGTAGAATTGCTGAGTCGGCTCTTCATTAATGATTCTTCTGACCTTCTCGGGAGACCATGTTTGAATAAGCTTTAATGCCTTTTGTGAGATTGCCTTTTGTGCAAAGCGTAGATTGTCAAAGACATCTTGAATGTTAACTAATGCTGCACCTTGACGAAGCATCATCATGATTCCAGACTCTTGGGCATTGTCTGAAATACCGAAAGAAGCGTCATTAACCCCTACTATTTCCATCATGTCCCTGTCGAAGAGCTCTTGAAGTTGGAACATGGAGGGAGGAATCTGCGCTGGAGGGATTTTTTCGAGTGCGTTAGGAGGAGCATCCTCTCTCTTCCAGATTACCTTTCCTTGACTCGTTTGAAATAGCGAACGAGGGTTAATGACGCTGTTTTCATTCGCAATCCAACCAGAATTTATCTGAGAATCGAGCAAATCAATCATCTGAGAGCGACGACGATTAGCTTCGCGTTGAGGGTCTCTCATACATCTGATTAGGGACTGCATTTTGAGGCCCCACTGGTCCGATTCTGGTTCCCAAATGCCTACAAAAGGTACAAAAGGGTACTCATCAAGCCCATAGGGGTTCTCGTCTGTCTTCATGACAACATCATTTACGATGATATGACGCTCAATGTAGCGCTTAGGTCGCTCTACAATCTTTAAATTGTCATGAATAGACAGCATTAGTTCTTGTCTGTCTTTGGGAACGTCGAATTCCATGTATTCGCCCGTTTCCATATCTACAATCATGGGCACGTTGCGCCACTTTTGTAGGTAAAATTCATTGAAGGCCATCAAGTCTTGGCCATTTGGCTGTCTTTGGTATGGAAGCCACGTAAACTTATCGTCTCTCTCCCAACCGACCTTGTAGAGGTCCCAAACCTCCTGTTCCATCCCTGGTAAAAGAGAGGCTACTTGTTCAGGACCTAGGTACTTTCTGCGCATAATGTATCCGCAGTCAGACAAATCCAATTTGGAGAAATATGGGTCTGTGATAAATCCGTTATACGGGTCTCTTCCGAAGCGAACGTCACCATTGATGGGGTCATCTCGGTAATCCATCCAGATAGACATAAGATTCCAGCCAGTTTTGAGAGCTCCCCCAAAAGAATCAGAAATAGTTCTGTATCCCTCTCCATAATTCATGGAGTAGAGAAGGAGTTGGCTCAGCTGGTCGGCTGTCTCTTGGTCGGAATTTTCTATCGGTGTAACTACGGAGGAAAGACGGTGCTTACGCTGGTAACCCGTAATCATGTTGATGTTTCGACGGACGCGATTGAACACAAAAGCGTTTCTTCCTTCCTGGAAGAGCTGCCTTTTTTCTTGTTCATCCCACTGGTCGCCGAGGTAGAAACGAAGGTCTCTTTCCGCTTCAGGATAAAAAGCATCCCAAGCGTAATAGGCTTCGTTATAGAACTCGTCAAAGTCGCGAATTATTGATTGGTCTGTCATCGCACCCACATACAGGTTTTTTTTTATCTTTCCCCGTATGGAAAGGTGCGAGGCCGTTGATACGGCAACGAACGGGATAGCTAGTCCCTACCTCGCGTGTAGCTCTATTTTTTTAGCACTCTAGTTGGTTCAGTGCTATTTACTTAATAAACAAACTTCTTTTATCTCGCAAGGTTCTTGATTCTCCTGGCAATATTCGCATTCTAATGAACACATATATTTTCTAGTTGGTTCTCGAAACTCAAGCCTTGCGCCGGACATCGGACATTTTTCAAAGCAGTCATCGGTATACTTCAAAAACTTAACCGTGTTTCCGATAGGATTGTTAAAATCTGTTTTTATCATATTTATTTAAAGGTGAGCTGTATAAACGCTTTAAAACCATTTATTATACCCCAAGTACCTCAGCCCACAAAATCTACTATTACTTCTTTTTTTTATTCATACCGCGAAGTGTCTTTGCAAGTCTAGCTCTTTCTCCAAGTTTTCCTGGTTTTTTAGCTGCTTCCTTTAACTTCTTCGCAGGAATGTCTTGCCCCTTCTTGACACCAAGCGCCTGTCTTAGTGCTCCAGGCTTCTTAATTGCCTTTTGAATCCATTTCTTATCTGCCATATTTATAACCTCATTTTGACTGATACTTAACTCACTTTCAAGAATTTTTACTTAATAAAGAAAAAAATGTTTAATTCCTTTTTATGTAATACGCTCGCTCTATGCTTTCTGCTTCTTCTTCAGACATTCTTTTGCCTCTGATTTCAAAGAAATGGGTGTAAAGCGCATACCTTTCAGCATCTTTCGTATGGTCGTGCTGTTTTACGGGTTTATCTTCCCCTCTTTGGCTTGCTTTACTATCCCAAACATAATTTGTATATTCTTTAATTGTCTCGACGCAATTTGAACATATTTTATACGTTCCATTAGTGAGTAGTTGTCCCTGGAATCGGATTCCTGGGAGAACGTCGTTGGTGGCATCTCGAATATGTTGTACATCGTTCCGTCGAAGTTCTTGCTTAAACGACGCAGCTGAAGGGTCAATATAGATGGCCTCCACATGGTATCCATCAATAAATTCGATGAGGTCCTTTGAATACTCATAATCACTCTTTTGTTTTAATGTTTGCTTACTGTCATAGACGTATTCTTTTTCCAGCCACATATTTGGATAAGCACTAGGGTTATAACCAATCATGACGAATACGCAAGGGTTGGTAGTACCGTAATCGACCCCTACTATGTAGTAGTTGGCTGGACTTGTTGGCATAGGGATGACATTGATGTCTTCATCAAAGAAGTCATAGACGGACCCTTCAGCCATAACCCACTTTCCTTCGATGTATCTTTTGTACCAAAGTCCTTGATACTCTTTTTTAAGTTCATCTTTGTATTCTTCGGAAAGCGATGGGTTATCATCGATATTGAAGCTAAAGACTTTACAATTAAGCTCTTCTTCTCTATCAATGAGGTCTGTTTTAACCCAGTGGAACGGCGAATCTGGGTTAGTCGATGCAAATAAGGCTGCCTTAGGTATCGAAAGCCTAGAAAGTAGCATCTTGCAAAAGTTCTCTGGAAGGAGTGTAAGTTCATCGATAAGCGCACCAGCAAACTCAGACCCTCGTATTTTCGCTTCTGCTCTATCATCGTTAGCTCCTATAACGTACATGGTTCTGTCGAACATTTTGACCTCACCCTTTCCTATGGAGTACTTAACGGCATCGCCTACCAAGTCCTGGAGCGGGTTGATTATGTTTCTCTTAATGGTTTTGTCCGTACGACCGCATATCACAAGAGGGCCCGGCGGACCATTCCTACAAAACTCAAGCCATCTAAGAAGCGCAATAAAAGACTTACCTGCGCGAACTGGACCCTCAAATATGTTAATACGAGCGTCTGAGTCCTGAAATGAGTTTATCTGCTTGTCGCTTAATGAACTAATCTGCATAAATCTTTAGCTCTTCAAGTTCATTCTTTAAAGCCTCAATGTGTTCTTCTATCACTTGATACAAATCAAAAAAAGGCTCATCTTCTTGAAAAGAATCCATTAAAGGACTATTAACTGCTATGTGATAAACATCCATTAACCCTTTTATCCTCGTTAGGAGCTCCTGTGCTGGAACTATTTCTCGTTTTCGTATCGCCATCTTTGTCCTCAAATTGTTTTTCTGATTTTATGCTTCCTAGCATGTCGAGAAGTTCAGCAAGTTTGCCGTTAAATTTCTCTATTTCCTCAGGTATATCTCTTTGACCAAGCTTTTGTTTTCCTAGCCAAATAGCCATGGAAGCATTTGTTTTACTCAAATTCAACTGATTACGACGAAGGGAAGCTTTCCCCCCGTCTGAAAATCTTTTATAGACAATAGAAAATGCTTCCCCATATGTGCGCTTGCACCATTTTGCAATCGTCTCTCTATTTGCTTGGAGAATGCTTTCTATTTCATCCCATGTACACCATATATGGCACAGTCCTTCAAAGACCTTTTTGTCAAACTCCTTCAGGGGTCTACCTGTAGGGTTTCCTGTTGGTTTACGAGCCATTACATTACCTTCACTTTATATGAGGCGCCCGTATACGCATCGACTATTGTAGCTATTTCGTTTTCTGCTTCTTGAAGATGACCAGCATCCATGAATGTGATTGTCATCGTTGCTTTCTGTGCAGGCTTTTGTTCGCCTTCTGCACCTTCATCTTCAGGTATATTTTCTAGATGAAGCTCCTCCATAGAGAAGCCCCACTCTACCAAATCTTCTGGATTCCACTGATTAGCAAGAATGTCAAAATCCCAATCGCCAGAGTTTTTATTGAGGCGGATGTTGAGTTCGTCCGCCTCTTCCTCACTGAGTGGGGAACTGGGTAGGTATACAGCGACCTCTTTTTCCCCCAGCTTCTTGAGTGTACGTACTCGCTGGTGACCCCCGATGATGGTACCATCCCAATTAATGACAATTGGTTCACAGACTCCGAACTTTTCCATGGAACGTTGCAGCTGCTGAGCGTCTGCCTTTGATAATTTTCTGGGATTTTTTTCATTGAAATGCAGGTCCTTTATTAGCCTAGTTTCAAGCTTCCACGATATATTGCTCATATCGCCTCCGCTTTTCTTTTCCAGGCAATTACTTTATCTTCTGCCTTTTTACGTTTTGCCTCCCATGCTCCTCCAGACCACCAGCCGTTATAGCCGACTTCCTTTCCTTTACGCAGCACACGAATGGCAACCAGGTCAAATGCTAAAGGCTTGAACTTCTTTGGGTCAGCCCAACCATCGACATTATATGTTACTTCTTTGTAGGTGAATGCATACTTCTTCCCTACCTCGCGCATAGCCATATTTCCCTCATTGTTGGTTCAGGGATTAATAAAATTAAGTGAGCACCTTCCGCTTTCCATAAGCTGGTCCTCTCCAAATCTCGCTTAGTCCTTCTTTAAGCTGTTGAAGAACTGTGGGGTCATCGTCCCCATCGAGACCAGATTCTCTCAAGAAATCCTCGAGAGCGTTCTTTTCAAGCTGTGCAAGCCTCTTCCTCTCGTATTGAAGGCTCTCCATCTTGTCCAGGTATCTCTTCTGAGCTTCCGCTATTCTCTGTTTGTTCATGTGAAATTTCCTCGTTTACGGGTTCCAAACCAAAAAATTCAATATAGCGTACTTTTTCTAAGTTTAGCCAGAAACCTCTTAACATCTTTTCATCGTGCCAGTAAATTTGGCCTTTATTTAACTTTTCGAAAAATCCTTTAAGTTTTTGCTCCTCGATGACAAAGTCAATGTCCTTACCATCAAGATATGTAAACTTTATTGTGTATTCCATCTTATCTCCTATGGGGTTATTGGATTTCCCCAGTCTTGCTCTTCTGCAGTCTCTGGGGCCCTTAACGCTTCCATTATGCGTTTATTTTCTTCTTCACGTATTTTTTCCTCGTGAACCTTACAACACTCATCACAGATATGACGCATTTGTCCTTTCTCTATAACAGTCCCAAGTTTTCTGACCTTTTTGCAGTCAGCACACGTAGCACGCTTGTTGTGCTTGTTGCATTTCACCTGACATTTACCGCAATGGCATATAACTAAGGGTTGCATGGCTTATCCTCCAGCTCTTCTACAAATACTGGCTTCCATGCAGTGATATAATGAGCAGCTTCTTGGTCTATGTTGGGAGTTCTCCAGTTTTGTTGTTCACCATTAGGCTCATAATATGCCTGTATTTGGCTTACAAGTTTCACGCTACATAACTGGCCTTTTTCTGGTTGTTTTTGGTTGATGCTTGTCCAACCATCTCGACAAGTACACTCAATCGTGTGCTCTCCGCATCCTTCACATTCTCCGCTCATACATGTCCTTTTTTATTTTTTTTTACTAACTTTATTAGTTGTTTTGCTAACCTTTCTAACGCAAGAAACCATATGTAGGTAACCGGCATTAGGATGTAAGTCATCACACACATAAAAACTAAAATATCAAAGGTCTCTTCGCTCAAAATGGTACCTCTTCCTCTTCAAATGAACTGGCTGCTCCAACAGCTGGTTCACTTTGGGGTTGATTTTCAGAACACCATTTATCAATTGCGTTCTTCGCTTCCTCTACGAATTTATTCCAGTGCTCCTTGTTCCTGAAATAGAAGAAAGCTCTATGCTTTTTATTTCCTTCTGCGTCTTCATATTCGCTTCCAGGTGCATTGACCCATCTTCTGCCGTCTTTCATCCATAACGTAAATCCTGGGATTTCTAATCCCCAAGCAGAAATATAGAGGTCTGCAAACCCTTGTAAACAGCCCTTTTCGTGGCTTTTAAATCGCGTACATTCAATCATTGGTACTCCTTATTTCTGGTTTGTGATACACTCATTTTCTAAATAGCTTAAAGGGTTTGGAAGAGCCTTTTTTTCATAAGCCAACTTGGTAGATTTTGGAATCTCTGCACAGAATTGCTGTACTAACGCATCGACTTGCTCTTCCTTTCCTTCGGTTGCTAGGACACATCCAATTAACCTTAGTAAAATCAGACCTAATGCATAACGTTTTAGCTCTGGTGTTGCTTCGAATTCATCGTTCCAAGCGTGTATCGTGTTGAACAAGCGTAATTCTATTTCACTTGCTAGCTTCATTGTGTTTTCTTTATCCGACATTCATCCTCCTCTTTGGTAAATGCTTTTCTAAGCCTTAAGGCACTTTGTACGAACATGTGCAATCCCACTTCGTAATGCTTTTGGCTCGTTGAGATTTCGGCCAATATCTTTGACAGCTCTTCTCCTAAGCAATAGAGCGCCACGGCATATCTTTCGTCTGGTTCGAGTCTGGTTAAGGTGTCTTCGTCCTCTAGGAACTTCCTCAAACTTTTGAGAAACGCGTCGCATTCTTCGCTAAACTTCAGCACATCTTTCATTATTTCCCCTTTTTCCTACTTTTTACCTTTTTTTTTGGGAGTTTTGCGCTTTTTGGCGTCTCCTTCTCCCATTCTTTCGCCATTTTTGGCATGTTGGCGTACATGTATTTTTTCTGTGCTTGGCTTTTGAAGGGCATCTTCAATCTCCTTTTTTCGGGCCTCGAGTTCTTTTAGTGATTTGGCCTCTTCTTTCTTTTTTTCTTCGATAACTTGGTAGTTATCTTCTTGCGGAACCCCTATGAATCCTCGCTGACAGCCTAAGCAAATTCCCGTGTTATTTGTTTGCACGATACCTCTGCAGCTTTGGCATTCCATGAAATGCATTAATCTACTCCTTCAACGTAAAGAATTTCTAAGAGTTCCTCTAAAAAGTTTTCCTCTTCTTCAGCGATGTTTTCCGCATATTTTAGTCTTTGTCGAATGCGTTTTCTTGATGAATGAATAGAAGAAAGCATGTCGAAAGAGTGGATAACAGTTTTCAGGCTGTCCATGTCCTCAAAGAGGTCTCCATTAAAGGAGATTTGAACGCTCATTGTTCTCCCACGCTTTGGGGTTGAGGCTTCATTGCTTCTGCTTCGAAGTAAATATGCCTTCCTTCATCGTCTTCTTGCATATAAACCCGCACTACTTCACGGTTATGGCGACCCAAGCGGTTCGCTTTTTTTATCAAATAGTTAAGGTCTTCTACCGAAACCTCTCCTTTGACTGTTATTGCATGTTCGTTTATCATGTTCTCCCCCAAGGGTTGAATATAAATCTCCACTCTAGGTTCATCGGAGTAGAGCTTTTTGCAGCAGATGCATGCAATGAGATTGTCGTCTTCATATGCAATCCCATTCAAAACATCCGCATAAAATTTGACATAGTTGTCGAGGTCTGGCTTTCGATAATTGTAAGTGCCTCTGAGGGCTGTTTTCTTGGCCTTAGAGAGACTTTTAGGTATTGGGGTATAGCAAAGTACCGTGAACTCGATTGGTTCGTTAGAGAGCATTTTAAAGCCATTCTCGCGCATTTGCGACGCGAAGTGCCATTTAAGGCTTCTTTTGTCTTTGTATTGCTCGTCATAAGTGATTACTTTCCCTTTGTTTCTTCCAAACCTGGGTCTTTTCTTCGCTATGGGTTCATGTATTACAGTCAAAAACATCTTTATGCCTCATTCTGTACTTTGCATTATATTTCTTACGATGTTCAAGGACTTTGTCTTTGTGATGTTTACGCCAAAGCATGACGTAATCTTTGTGACATTCCTTGCATCGTTGCATTCTTTTCCCTTTGCTCCAGTAAAAGTCATCTGTCGAGTCCTTACACTGCCCGCAGAGGCTGCATTTCGTTTGAGCCATGAATAGTCCTTATTTTTTTTCTCACTGAGCGTTCTTCACAGTGCTCTAGAGCTTTTTTCTCTAAAGTATTTTGGTTCAGGTCGTACAACCTGGCTAATCCTTGGATTTCAGATTGTGTTGGCATGTCACGGAAATAGCCTGTTTCCAGGTTTTTTAATCTCCCACATGTGATACCGATGAACTCTGCAGCTCGATACTGCTTAAGCCCTATGGCATCTCTTGCGTCTCTGATTGCTTGAGCAAAGTCTTTCTCTTCCACAGTGGAATGAAAGTTAGATAGTGCATCTTCTAAAACAAGTAATGGCATTTAATTTTCTCCTCTTAAGTCTGGTCCATCAAAAATCATCCAGCGAAAATCTTTGAACCTTGAGAAAATCCTTTTTCCGTATTGGTTCTCTATTTCGCGAGCATTTAAATTTGTGCTGATGATGGTTATCCTTTCGTCTTCCCAACGACCATCAATCAGTTCGTAGTAGTCTCTTTCCGAACGCTCTGTACTTCTATCCATACCAAAGTCATCAATAAATAAAAAATTAACTTCAATTAGGCATTGAATTGTATAACTACAGGAACCGTATTTCTTAGTATCTTCCACTAAACGGTCATCTAGCGTCTTTGATTTAAACCAACGAGTGCTCGCGATGCCGTATCTTTCGATAAGCCCCCTAGCCAGACAGTAAGAAAAGTAGGTTTTTCCTCGTCCTGCTTGTCCTGTCAGCACTAGGCTCACTGGTTTGTGTATTAATTCTTTGCCCTTCTCAATGATTTCACGAGGGAGCTTATCTGCCGTAGCTAGCGACACAGAAGCGAATCGTTTTTTTATTCCATTGAGTTGAACAAAATCATTCCAAGGTGTCATTCAGCTGCCCAATTTGAAGGTGTCCATTCGTCCTTTGGGTGTGCTTCTTCCCAGCCTCTAAGTTTTCCTTTCGGATTGTTCCCTGTCTGGGAGCGATATGCTTTTTTGTTTTCTGCTTTTTCGTTGGCTCGAGAGAACCAAGATGTAAGAAATTTCCTCCAGAGCTTCTTTCTGCTTTTGGTTGGGTTGCTTAGAACCCATTGCTCGGCACGGATAATCTCTTGAGAAATGTCAATATCAGGGAATGCAAGCTTCCACGCATCAATGTCGTTTTTGGTGATGCCTTTAAATTTGCCATCAGATGAAGAAAAAGCGAACTCAGGTCGCTGCTCATGTTCGTGCGAAGCACCGGACTGAGCTATATTCTTATCTTTACTCTCTTCTTTACTATATATAATAGGAGAGGATGGATTTTTATCCATGTCAGCATTGGATTTAAATCCAACCCCCTTTGGATTTTTATCCAACCCTGCATTGGATTGACTTTCAGCTACCGCCTCATTGAGTGTAGCCCTTATTACCCTGGTTCTACCGTCAAAGCTAACATCTGCCAGTAGATTAAGCTTTCTTAGCTTTGTTAATGACTTTGCAACTGTGTTTTCCTTAGCTCCAAGTTTTGAGGCTAGGTATTCGTTGCTGGCAAAGCATCCTCCATGATTTTTGCAATAGAGGGCGTCAATCCAAGAAAGTAAAAACTTCTCCATTAGGGTTAATTCTTCTCTTTCAAGAATCTCTGCTGGGATGAATATCCCAGTAAAACGAGGTTTTGGCGTAGGTGTGTTACTCATGACCGCCCCCTTTATTTTCTATATATAAAAAGGTATGGCGGAAAAGTTCAGGTGTGTTATAGTGATAACACTGAAGAGCGAGCTCTTGGGATTTATATGGTTTAAACATTTGAGTTTCCTTGGGTTAGTTTTTTAGTAGAAGCGAGCTCTTGGGATTTACATGGTTTAAACATTT